TAATTGGGAGACTAAACTTAAAAATAGATTTATTATGAATATTGAAGGTATAAATGCCTATTTAGTTAAAGCTATGACTAGACCAACACTTGAATCAGATGAAGTAGTATTAGAACATATGAATGTTACAAGATATGTTAAAGGTAAATCAAGATGGCAACCAATAGATATAACTCTTTATGATCCAATTGTACCAAGTGCAGCTCAACAAGTTATGGAATGGGTTAGATTATCCCACGAATCAGTAACTGGTAGAGATGGATATTCTGATTTTTATAAGAAAAATATAACATTCAATATGGTAGGACCTGTTGGTGATGTGGTTGAAGAGTGGGAATTAGTTGGTGCTTATATTCAATCAGCTAATTTCGGTGATTTATCATTTGAAGATTCTACTCCTGTTGAAATCACTTGTACATTAAAATATGATTATGCTATACTTAAATTCTAATAGATAAAACAAGATATAACAAAAACCCTTGAAATAAAAATCGAGGGTTTTTTTATTTTATATATATTTATATATGAATAAGTTATGAAAACTACATTTAACGAAATAATAGAACAAGTTTTAGAACACGAAGGTGGTTATGTAAACGACCCTGATGATGCTGGTGGTGAAACCAACTTTGGAATCGCTAAAAGATGGTATCCTAATGTCGATATAAAAAATCTTACCAAAGAACAAGCTAAACACATATATCATACAGATTATTGGAGACCTGCAAAATGTGATTCAGTTCCTCCACAATTAAGACATATTTATTTTGATATGTGTGTTAATTTTGGTAGAAGAGGAGCTGTCAAGGTTTTACAACAGGCTGCTAATTCTACAACAAAAAATAAAATAGAAGTAGATGGTGGTATAGGACCAAAAACAATAAATGCTATACAAAATGTCAGTTTAGACAGGGTAAGAGCATACAGAGTTTTAAGATTTGCAAACATAGTTATAGACAAACCAAACCAAGAAAAGTTTTGGGTAGGTTGGTTTAGAAGAGCAACGGAGGTATAAAATGGCAGACGAACAAAAGTTTCCAAGTGAAGTAATTGATTTACCTAGTAAAGGTAAATTATATCCAAAAGATTCACCACTATCGAGTGGTAAACTTGAAATTAAATATATGACAGCAAAAGAAGAAGATATTTTAACATCACAAAATCTTATCAAAAAGGGTATAGTTATAGATAAGTTAATAAACTCACTTATCTTAACAGAAGGTGTTCATACTGATGATATGTTAATTGGTGATAAAAATGCTATAATGGTTGCTGCTAGAATACTTGCATATGGACCAGAATATACTTGTGAGGTTATAAATCCTAATGATAATCAAAAAGTACAACATACATTTAATCTTGCTGATTGTCCATTTAAAGAAATGGATACAAATGTAACTGAAAATTTATTTGAACTAACTCTTCCAATATCTAAAAAGAAAATTAAATATAGTTTACTTACAGGTAAAGAAGAATTGTTAATTGATAAGGATATAAAAGCTTCTAAAAAAATAGGTACTGGTGTTGCACCTGAATTAACTACACGATTAAGATATTTAATAAAAGAAGTTGATGGTGATGATTCACAATCTACAATCAATCAAACTGCAATAAATATGTTGGCTAGAGATTCAATGTTTTTTAGAGAAGAATTAGATAGAATTTCACCTGACATTGATCTTTCACAGGAAATAGATATAGAAGGAGAAACCGTCAAGGTAGTGATACCAATGACGGTAAACTTTTTTTGGCCTAAGGCCGGAGGATAAATTACAAATTCACGAGCAGATATTTCAACTCGTGTATTACTCTGAAGGTGGTTTTATACATTCTGATGTATATGATATGCCTGTATATTTAAGAAAATTTTATTATAATAAATTAGTTGATGCTAAAAAGACAGAAAAAGAACATATGGAAAAAGCTCAACAAAAAAGTAAATCAAAAATCTCACGACCACCCACAAATCCAAGATTTAAAAGATAATTTTTAACAAATTTGATATTTATATATGAATAGATACATCTAATTAGGAGAGTATTATGTCAAAGAAAAAATCATATATGAATCAAAAGAATGTTTTAGTTGAAAATAAATTATTTAATATATTTAAAGCTTTGCTTTCTTTTGGTAAATCAAAAAAATTAAAATTATCACCCGAAGAGAAAAAAGCTTTAAAGAATCCTGCCATAGCTAAATTAGTTAAAGGTTTTTATAAAGACTATGATGATGCAATAAGTCATTTTCAAAAAGTACAAAAAAGGATGGCTAAAAAAGGTATTAATGTAGACTAAGATGGCTGCACCTGAAAAAGAAATAAAAGAACGAATAAAGCTTCTCTATCAAGAAGCCGAACTTCAAAATCAAATCTATCAACAAGATAATAGGAGAACTACAGCCTTAAAGGAATCTAAAAAAGCACAAGAAGAGATTTTAAGACTTGAAGCTCAACTTACAGATACATACAAAGAGACTAATAAATCTTTGGATATGGCTATTAAAGCGGAAAAAAAATTAGCTGTAAGTGGTAAAGATAGATTTGGTTTCCAAAAACACCTACTGAAATCAGTTCAAGACCAGGCAAAAAGTACAAAAGCATTACTTCAAGATAATAAAATTTCAAAAGATTTAGCGAAAAAAACAAATGAAATTAATGATGATATCGTTCAACAAAATTACACTTTAGAAAATTTAGCTGTAGTTAGAAGAGATATATCTGATGAGTTAAGAAAAGCTATCGAATCTGGAAATGAGGATTTAGCAGAACATTTACAGGGAACACTAAAAGTTTTAAGTGCGGAGAGAAAAAGATTACAGGTACAAGGTTTAATGAAAAAAGGTATGGAAACAGCAAATAGTATTACTGGTGGTATGGGTGATACAATTAAAAATGCAATAATGAATCCACTTACTGCGAGTATAGCAATATTAATGGCATTCACTGCTCAACAAGAAGCAATTGCTAATGAATTTGGTGCTTTAGGTGTGACAGAATTCAGAGATGATTTAGCTGGAGCTTCACAAGAATTTACAAAAATGGGATTAGAGGGTAAAGATGCTTTAAGTACTACAAAACAATTGTCAGCTGAATTTGGAATAGGTTTTCAAAAAGCAGCAGAGATGTCACAAGAAGTTGGTGACTTATCTAAATCAACTGGATTAGCTTTAGAAGATAGTACCAAATTGATGGGAATATTTACAGAAACTCAAGGTATGACATCTGGTATGGCTATGGATTTATTGAAATCTACTGAAGCTTTAGCTGCAGCTAATGGAGTTGCGCCAAATGTAGTTCTTAAAGATGTAGCTAATAATACTGAAATGTTTGCTAAGTTTGCAAAAGATGGTGGTGAAAATGTTTTAAGAGCTGCTATTCAAGCAAGAAAACTTGGAATAAGTTTAGATAAAGTAGGAAGTGCGGCTGAAGGTTTATTAGATTTTCAATCTTCATTAAATGCTGAAGTTGAAGCGTCAATTATGATGGGTAGACAAGTTAATTTACAGAAAGCTAGAGAGGCTGCTTTAGCTGGAGATTTGGAAGGAGTTCAAAAAGAAATATTAAAGCAAGTTGGAAGCGCGGCTGAATTTAATAAAATGAATGTACTTCAGAGAAGATCACTTGCTAAAGCGATGGGGATGGAACTTGGTGATTTACAAAAACTTGTAAATAAACAAGAAGAACAAGTATCATTGGCTGGTGAATTAGAAAAAGCAACAACTAAAAATATGGTGCCAAAAGAAACATTAACAAATGTTGCGGAACTTTTAGCTAATCTTAAAGCATTAGGGATGGAATTGGCTGAAAGTCTTGGTCCAGCTGTTGAAGGGATAGTTGGAGCTTTTACTGGATTTGTATCAATATTAAATGATGCGAATCTGTTAGTACCATTATTAGCTTTTTATATGTCATTCTTGACAGCTAAAACTATATTGCAAACTTATGCGACAATCCAAAAAGAAATGGCAGATAGAAGAGCTGCTAAAGCTTCTTTAGCTAAAGCTGCAGCTGAAGGTGCAGAGGCGGCAGCAGAAACAGCATCAGCTATACCTGTTATAGGTTGGGCAATAGCTATAGCTGGATTAGTTGCTTTGGGAGTTGCAATTGCTGGATTTATGGGAGCATTTGAAACTGGTACGCCATTAGCTGGTGTAAAACAAGATGGAGTAGCTGCACTACATAAAGGTGAAACAATTTTAAATAAAAAAGATACAGAAATGCTAGAAAAACAACAAGCTGCTGTGAAAAACGGAGCTACAAGATCAACAAATGTAACTAATGTAGATACCTCTGGTTTAGAAAGACAAAATAAAGAATTAAAAGGTGAAATGTCACAACTTAGAAAGGATATGGCATCATATTTTGGTACTGGTGGAACAGCTGCAAAACAAATGGGTAAACGAGTTGGTTCAAAATTTGAAAGTCTGAGAGGATAGGAGACGCGGAATGGGTTTAGAACATTTAAAAAGTATATTTGCTGAAGGTGTTGGAAACAACGCGCCTCAAATTGGTGGAAGGCATGGGGGAGGTTGGGGAGATTTAGCACCACACCCACCAGAACATAGTGAACTTGACAATCTTTCACCATTTTTACAAATTAACCCTGGTTCAGTATCACCACTTGTTAATTTAGAAACAAAAACAAATGAAAAACCTTCATTTCCAACAAATTATACACCAATAAATAATCTTATTAATGGTGAATTTAAAAGTGAACCTAAAGATAGTTTAAAAAATCATGGGTGGCCTGATTTATATAATAGTGTACATACTTCAAAAACACCAAAGAATCCAGTTCCAAGAAGTAGTAATCCATATCAACCATTTGAGTATGGTAATCCAAATATTTCAGGTAAATTAGATATTAGAGGAGGTAACAGTCCAAGATCAAGTCTATTTAGTCCATCAAGAAATGTTCTTCTTGGAAATAAAAGTGAACCATATATTATAAGTAAAATTGGTTCAGAAGGAAGATTGACAAATCAAGGTAATCGTTTAATTCCAGCTTTAAGGGCATTAACTGATGTAGAAAGAATAGGTAGTTATTTAACTTCACCTGCAGGTTTATTTGAACTTGGAATGAAAAATGCTCATCTTGGTATAGCTTCAAGTGTTGTTAGAGATGGTGATAGGTTAGTTAAAGTTCCTCAAAGATTTAATGCTGGATATAATCCATTAGCGATGTTAAATGGAGTTGGATCTCGACTTATTGGACAAGGTGTTCCAAATTATTTAATGAAATCTGGTTGGACTCGGGGGTATGGTGAAACAGGTGGGATATTTGATATTATGGAGCCACCTGGATCTTTACCTGGATATAAATTAGTAAATACATTTACAAGTGCTGGAAAAGATATTGATGGTAACACTGTAGACAGGGGTGATGACAGTGGAGGTTTTTTTGGTTTAAGTGGAGAAGTAGGTAGAGTATCTTCTGGTGATAAGATGACTCTTGCTGAAATGATTAAAGGTGATACATTAAGTAATGAGGGAGGTTTAACAGCTGGAACAAAAAATGGAACTCCTGATCCAAAGTTGCATAAACTTGACTTTAATGTAGATGCTAAAAAAGAAGGAATGCCCCTCTATTTTAAAGATTTAAGAGATAAAACTTATATATTTTTTAGAGCATTTTTAGAGGGAATAACTGAAGATGTTGGTCCATCTTGGGCAGAACATACTTATGTTGGTAGAAGTGAACCTGTTTATACTTATGAAAATGCAACAAGATCTTTAGCATTTACTTTAAAACTTCATGCACAAACAAGAAGAGAATTAACTGCGATTTATAAAAAATTAAATAGATTGACTTCATTATGTTATCCTGAATATGCTAAAGATAATTTATTATCTGATAATTTAACACAAAGAGATAGTAGTGGTAATATTATAAAACCAGTAACTAAAACAAGAATGAAACCACCATTAACTAAATTTAGATTGGGTGATTTATTTGGTAAAATGAATAATGAATTGTTAGGTTTTATTGAATCTTTAAGTTATTCAATACCTGAAGAATCAACTTGGGAAACTGAAAAGGGAGTAAGAGTTCCAAAATTTGTTACAGTAAATATAACATATAAAGTTATACATAGTGAAGTTCCAGGTTTATACACTGGTGATGCTTCAAATGAATATCAATTTTATGGATTTGAAGAAACTTTTGAAGAAAAAAGAGAAGAGACTGCAGCAGATAAGGCTGAAAAAGTTAAAAAAACTAAAAAGGAATCTGAAAGTGCTTTGAGAGCTAAACAAGAATTAAGAAATGAATTCAAGCAAATGAGAGAGATGAATCAAAACATTTAGTTAATGGAGGAATTTAATAATGCCAAGATATAGACATACAGAAATAACATCAGTAAAAAATAATAAAAATTCTTATTCAACTACTATTTATAAAAAAGTACCTGAAAGGGACACTGATCAATATTTTATTTCCCAGGAGGGTGATAGATGTGATAATTTAGCGTATGAATTTTATGGTAATTCTGATTTATGGTGGTTTGTAGCTAGGGTGAACAATTTGAAAACAAATAACATTCCAGCTGGAACATCTTTAAGGATACCAGTTGACACGGAATTTGCTAAAGGGTTTTAAAAATGATAAATAAAAGAGTATTTGGTTCTGACATACCAACTTCAATAAAGAAAAAATTAGAAGCAAGACAACATGTTGCTGAAGGTAATGTAAAACCTACAGATTCAATTACTTCAAATTATCCCGATGATAGAACTTCAAAATATAAATACAATGAATTAATTTCTAGTAATTTTGAAATGGAAGGTGACTTATCTTCAAGAACCCCATTTGCTAGAATGTGGACTGCGGTTGCTTTAGTAAACGAGAGAGAATTTCAGTTAAAAGATGACATAAAAGTAGGAGTAGAAGGACTTAAAAAAGCATTAAATGCAGAAGAAACCGCAAAAAGAGATGAAAAATTAACCGCAGCACAAACTGTTTTACAAAAAATCAAATATAAAGAATTAGATAGAAATGTTTATGTCATCGGAACTAATAATTTATCGACAGTCCAAACACAAAATCCATTAGATTCACAACAGGATTCTGAACATAACTTACATCAAGCTGTATTTCCAGATGAACACAATGTTATAGATGATAATAATAAATTTTTAAAACCAGCTGCTGGTATAACATCTGTTTCAAGCGAAACAGAAGGTACATTAGGAACTATTAAAAAAACAGAAGTTAGTTTTATAGTTCATAATTTTGCAGATTACGATAAAATATATAATAAATTCTTTATGAGACCAGGAGCACATGTATTTGTTGATTTTGGTTGGGATGCATTAAAAGATGCGGAGGGAAATCCAATACCACTGTATGATCCAAGAGAGATACTTTCACTTCCTACTGACAAAGCGGGTGAAAAAACTCCTGATAGTGTTAATGTAGAACATAAATTATATGGAGTGGCAGGTAAAAGCAAAGGTGTAGATGAAGATGGTTTTGTAGCTAAATGTAGGGGGGATGTTGAAACAATTAATGGAATAGTCACTGGTTATGAATCAAAAATATTAGAAAATGGTTCAGTTGAATGTAGTGTAGAAATAACATCAAAAAATCAATCTTTATTATTGTATCCTAAATATAGTACAAATAATCCCGTATTAGAAAACGCTAAATTTGAGTTTGAAATGGATAGTTTGATATTTTATGAACAACTATATAATTATGCAGGTAATGAAGAAAGAGAATCTTTAATTAATGCTGTAGATACATTAGCTAATACTACTAATGCTGCTGGAGATCAGGTAAAATTTCAGAAATTGATGGAACAAGCTGTATCAGATTCATTTGGTGCAGATATATTACGCCCAGGTCCTATGTCTATAATGGCTGGTTTATTTGTACAAAGGAATGATAATAATGATTCTTATATATCTTGGGGACTTTTAGAAGATAGGATTTTTAATAAATTTTTTGGGCATGGTGATAGTCTTACAAATATAAATTCAGATGATGATGATGGAAAAATGGCTGTCAAGATGGATTCGAGTGACGGTTTTACAACTGTCACAGATGGATTTTATACTGCACAAGGTTTAGAAGGTACTGAACCACCACCTTTCATTCTTCCAGATTTTTGGGATTTTAGTTATAATCACCCTTTCGGCAACAATTTTCAAATGCAAAAATCAGGTCTTAATCGTAAAGAAAGAGCTGCAGAATTTGCGAAAAAACCACACTATAATAAAAAATATAAAGATATAAATTTAGGAAGGTATTCCCAATTATATAAGGAATTAAGAAAATTAGAAAATGAATTATTGGGCAATTTTCGAAAAGGATCAGCTGATTATTTTGCTGGAGGATCATCCTACTCGAGTAGGCTGGGCTATCTGTCAGGTGGTCTAAACCCATCGGAAATACCAGAAAAGTCTCTGATTACAAGTTACGATAGGTATCATCATAGAATTCCTATTAGAGAAGTATTTGTTAATATACAAATTGTGAAAGATGCTTTTACAAAGGAAGATAATGAAACACTTAGAGATATTGTCGAGGACATATTAGGAACAATAAATGAACACTCTATGGGAGCTTGGAATTGGAAACTCGTAGGAGAAGAAAATATATTGAAAATCAATGATAGAAATTATTCTCATTCATTAATTGGTACTACTAAAAACGAAAGAAAAGCGGATTATGATGATTTATTTGTATTTAATGTTATGAGTAAAAATTCTATAGTAAAAAGTTATGATGTTTCTTTAGAAATGCCTGATGGTGAAATAGGGAGTATGTATGCAATTCAAGCTATGTCAGGTACACCTACAAAAATGATTAAAGCAAGTCATATTCTAGAAAGACAATCTGTTTTACAAAGTCTTTTAAGTAAATATAGTAGTGATCCAGAAGCTGTAGTTGATAATATTAACGATATTGGATTTAAGTATTTACCTGATATGGGTTCATATAATATTGCAGCTATGGATTCAGATAATCTTGATAATATTAAAAAAGCAGAATATTATAAAAAGAGTCAACTTATTAAACCTAAAGGTAGAAGAAGAGGAATAATTCCATCGTTAACATCTGATGGAGTTCATGTAGCCACAACTAAAATAGGGGTAATACCAACTTTAGAGGACAATATTGAAGCTGCGCGCAATGAGATAAAAAAAGCTGCTGCTGAGGATACAAAACCACATTCAACTGAAACAAGAATGCAGGTAGCTTTAGATACTTTAGCTAATAATGGTGTACCAGTTTTTGACGATATTGATGAGTTTTCAACATATTTAAGGACGGGTAATATTCAACTAAAATCATCTGAAGACAGCGAACAATATTTTAAAGCAGTACCATTACCAATTAAATTAGAATTAACTACTTATGGTATATCATCTTTAAAACCAGGTGATATATTTAGAGTTGATTATTTACCTGAAGTCTATCTTAGTTCTGTTTATTTTCAAATTATGGGTATATCACATGAGGTTGGTACTGATGGGTGGTATACATCTTTAGAAACACAATTTGTAGTAAGTCCACACAGATATGAAGACACAAATATGTCTGCAGTAGCATTAGAGTCTGAAACTACAATCAAAAGAATGAATTTAGAAAAATTATTAAGGAATGAAGGTTTTAATGATGAACAAGTAAAATCGGTTTGTAATTTAGCAGCTCCTACTCCAAAGAAAGATGAAAGTATTCCACCAGAACCTGTATTAAATCCTGCTGCACTTAAAGGTGGACAACTTCTTACATCTGATATTAACGATAATATGGCTTTCAGAGATGAGAAAGAGTCAGCTGGATTTGCTTGTGCTTATAAAATGGGTAAACATGGTGGCCAACATAAGAATAATTATAATTTTCATAGATGTGGAACAGGTTTCTCCGATTATGACAGCACAGCTTATCAACATAAAGGTGGATGTTTACCAAGTGGTTGGAAAGGAGGTAACTCAGCGAAACATAAGGCATGGTGGACTTATCCTGTAGCTAAATATATGGATAAACCCCCATCAGTCCATTCAAGAGGTTATAATTCTAACATTCGTACCACTCAAGTTATCGTAAATTTGAATTTTGAAACATTAAGAGGATATATGATAAATCTTAAATTACTTACAGCTGCTGATTTGGGATTTGATCCATATTATTGTAAGTTTTTCTCATTTGAAATTTTTGCAGAAGCTTCTATTATGATAACTAATCCAGTATATGCATATTGGGGTGGTGTAGATAGATATGATGGGTATGGATATTGGGGAACTGTTGGTCGAAGGAAAAATACTGCATTTCCAACTGTACAAGGTGTATATAACCCTGGTGAAAAAGTTCATCTTGTTATTAATGAGAAGTCGGAACATCAAGAAACAGGGGGAACTATGTTTTGGGCTGTTCTCCCTACATCAATAGCATTGGAGAATTATGATATTAATGCAACGGACAACAGATGGGATGCTGAAGAATGGGATAAAGACAAAAATAGTATTAAGAAGTATGATTAAAAAAAGCTTGTTTTTAACTAAAAAAGGTTGTATATTAAATAGTAATGTATACGGTTATACCCATATTTTCAGACCCTAATTTACATCCATTACATAAAAATAATGGATTATCAGCCCTATGGTGTCAACCAGAATCTGCAGAAGAACCATTCTTTATAATAGAAAAACATCCTGATTCGGATAAATTTATGGAAGATTATAAATGGTTAGATGAAGAATTAGTTATGACTCCTGATAAAAAACTATTGAATCATTTTTATGAATTTAAAGATGTTGTGGATAAAAACTTCATATGGTGGAATGAAACAGGTAAACCATTTGAGAAACATATATCCAATAATGCAATAGATTTCCTGTCAAATAAATACTACAATGTAAAAAAACTTAATGAGATTGTACCTTTAAGCAAACACAATGAGTATTGTAGAGACATCTATGAAGGAATGGCTAGAGCATATACGGGTGAGAATGATGAATATATGAATGATGTTATTAAAGCCTTTGGTTCAATTGAGAAGAATGGTATTAAGGTTTCAGATGACATATGTGATATATTTGACATCAGAGTGAAGAAACACATATCGAATGGTAAATTATATTCAAATTACAATCTATGGACAACAACAGGTCGTCCAAGTAATTCCTTTGGTTCTGTAAACTTTGCAGCTCTACCACCTGAAAAAAGAAAAGGGTTTGTATCTGAAAATGATTATTTAGTAGAGTTTGACTTTGATGCTTATCATTTGAGATTGATTGCTGATTTGGTTGATTATGATTTTGGTGAAGATTCGGTTCACGAACATCTTGCAGAACACTATGGTTGTTCATATGAAGAGTCAAAACAAAGAAGTTTTAGATTATTATATGGTGGAATTGACAAAGAAACAAGAGAAAAAGTACCATTTTTTGATAAAGTATATAATTACATAAATAAAAAATGGAATGAAATAAATACACATAATTGTGTTTTTACTGATATTTATAGACGGAAACTATTATTTAATAATTATGAAGATTTGAATAGAAACAAACTTTTTAATTATTTGATACAAGCTTATGAGACAGAATCAAATATTAAGAAGATTTTATTAATTCAAGACTATTTATATAATAAGAAGACTAAATTGGTTTTATATGGATATGATAGTTTCCTATTTGACTTTTCTAACGAAGATGGAGTGGAAACTTTGAAAAGAATAAAATCAATTTTAGAGAAAAATAAACATTACACTAAATCCAAAATGGGTTTAAATTATGGTGATATGAAGGATATTACAAAAAGGTTATAATATGAAACATATTTCAGAAATCATAGAAGAGATATTAGTAGAATGGGCATATCGTGTTCACGATGGAATGCCTAACCCAAAAAACGCACAACACATTCAAGAACTTCGTGAATCAATGGAAGAATTAAATTTACCAAATAAAGTCATATATGAAGTTATTAAAAATATGATAAATGAAGATGAAGAATGGTGGAGTAAATTATCACCAGAAGAACAAGAAGCTTATATTAAAAAACATCCTAAAAGTCAAAAAGCTCAAGATGCTAAAAAGAAACAAGATAAAAAGGAAAAACCTAAAAAAGATTCTATTGATATAAAAGGGGAATTAAATAATTTTGAAAAATATCTATCAGCTGAAGAAAAGAAAGCTATAGAACTATCTGATAAGGCCAGAGTAAAACGATTGGAACAATTAGACACATTAGCAGAATCGTTTAAAAAGTTACCATCTGAAGTAAAAAACACATCATCAAATGTTTTTGCAAAAGGACAAATTTATGAGGGAAGACCTAATTCAGGTATTGGAAAAAATAGATTAGGTTATTTAGATGTTAAGAATTTATCCGAAAATAAGGAGTATTTATTAGAATCTTATGGTGATGGTTCTGCAAAAAAAGTAAAAGAGTTTGTAAGAAATTCAAGAAAAATAAAAGTTTCAGAAGATTATATCAGGACATCTTTTGATTTATTACCAAAAGCATTACAAAGTGCTTTAAATGGAAAAGGTAGAGTGGGTGATGCTGGTAAAAATAAACATTTTTTAGGTTATGAAAAAGAAGATGGTAGTGTAACATCTGATAGAAATGACCCGAATATTAAAAAAGATGAAAATGAAAAATTAATAGCAAAAAGAGGAAATCCTGGTAATAAGGAGAGAGGTAGGTTTGTTTGGAGATGTATTTTGGAACAAGGTGGACAAGACCCATATACAGGTTTACCATTGGATTTAAATAATATTGATTTGGAACATACTGTAGCTTTTGATAATAAAGATAATGGACAGCCAACAGAAGAAGATTATTTAAATCGAGAGCATGATGATAATATAATCATATGTGCGACTAATGTAAATCAGAAAAAATCAAATCTGTCTATGAAAGATTTTCTTGAAAGAAATGTTGACACGCAGAAAGATAAATCAGAAGATAAGTTTAAAGCTTTGGGGAAAGCTTATGAAGATGTTAATGTGGTATCTTCACAAACAAAACAAAAAGCTGCTTTATTACTTGATGATGGTTATTTAAGAGAGTATGATTTTGATACATTGAATGACGCATTTAAATATGATGATGAGAGTTATATATCAGCTAAAGAACAATTTAAAAAAGTTGCAGAAAATAAAAAAGATAAACAAAAAATATCTTCATTGAAATCTGAAATAGGAAAAGATACTTTGATGATGATGGGAATGAAAAGAGGACTAACTGATTCGAGTGGTAGAAGAACTATAAAATTATCATCTGACAATTTGTACAGAGGTTTTATATTATCAATGGCTGAAAATCCTGATAAAACAGAAGAATATAAAGAGGAGTGGGAAAAAGCAAGAGAAGTTGGTAATTCTGATAAATATCGTTTGACTGGTGAAGGGCAAAAAGGTATGATTAAATATTTAATAAATAAAAATTTAATAAGTAAAAAAGTTTTAAATGACCCTAAAATGGGTAGAGTTTTTAACAATGCATTAAAAGAAATATATGATGGTGAAGAAGAATAATGAAATCACAACTACTAGCTACATTTACAACAAAACAAGGTCTTGATGATACAATTAAAAAAATAACTGATGCTTATATAATTGTATTTAGTAAAGTATATGTATTACAAAATGAAAACAATGTGAATGAATTAATATGTACATATAATGTAGATACACAAGATGGTGTGGATTATAATAAAGTAGAGGGAACTATTTCATTACATAGAAAAAAACATTCAAATACTTTATATACAATAAACGCATTAAATGAATGCATCAAAAATTTAAATAATGGAGTATTAGATGAAAAGTTTCTGATACCCTGGGAAAATTTTAAGAATATGTTAATGGTAACAAATTCGGATGGTTTAAATAAAATCAATACAAGAATTTATAAAATAGAAAAAATTAATCAATAAAAATGACGGAGAAATAGGTTATGACAAAAAAATCTAAAAAAGAATCAACATTATATTATTTTAATTCAGTAGGTTGTGCTTTTTGTAAACAAATCGACCCAATCGTAGAAAAATTAAACAAAGAAGGTTATGATATTCTAAGTTTAGATGTAGCTGAAAAAGATAATCAAGGATTACATAGAGAAATTGAAAACAAATACGATTTAAGATGTGGAACACCATTTTTAGTAGATGGTAGTAATGGTAATTATATATGTGGATTTAGAGATGAAGAAACTATAAAAAAATGGGCTGATGGTGAAAAAATACCTGAACCACCCAAACCAAAATCACCAGCACCATCATTACCAAAAGATTGGGATGATGAAAAACAAGTAGAAAATTTCAAGAAAGACTATAGCAAATGGAAAGAAGAAAACAATCATTTACCTAAACTTCAAACTTCTGAACAGGTAGTTGATAGATTTAAAAAACAATGGGAAGCTAGAAAAAATCAACAACAAAATCCAAATGATAGAATATCTATTCTTGAACAAAAATTAGATAAGTTGATGAATCATCTCGGAGTAAAATGAGTTTTAAATTCAAACCAAAACCAACGGTTGATAGAGAAGCGACAGAAGATGAGTTAAAAAAGATAAAAGAATCAGAGGAGATGTTAGAGAAGGAAAAGAAACTTCCACCAACATCTCAAATGGTTCGTGATATCGCTACAACCCATTGGAAAAGTTTGAAATTATTTCTGAAAGGGAAACATGTAATTGTTCCTCAAGAGGTTGCTCAAGAAAGATGGGAAATATGTAAACAATGTCCTCAATTATTATATGATGAAGTTAATCCAGATACAGATAAGAAAGATGGTAGATGTACAGAATGTGGTTGTTTTATGAATGTCAAGTGTCATTATGCAACTGCAGAGTGTCCAATAGGTAAATGGAAAAAATTTGAAAAAAAAGCTTGACTTATATATCTTTTTTGATATATATTATAGGAAATAAGAAAATAGGTTATATGGT